ATTTAATCACATAGTGAAAAGCGTAAGATGTTAAACATCTCGTCTAGGAATATATGGTAAAAGTACAAACATATATACCCCCACCCGACCGCCGAGTGGTTAGGTTGTCCGTAACGTGGACAAGACGTTGACCCCCGTCAATTATCGCCTTTTAAAGCCCGGCTAAGGCACTCCAGGCTCTGGATACAAAAAGAATACAGGAGCTCCAGTAAAGAAACCTAATTGAAAATCTTCTGCAGTAGCTATAAAATGATCTACTCTCATGTCAATTTGATTTGTGTTTTTGATGACATCTGTTATAAGATGATGTCCTGTACTGGTTCTTCCATATTGATTCGTATCTCGAGCTGGGAAGAATCGCTTTCCTCTTGTATAAAATGGTGTTTCATATTCGAGTACTGGATTCTGGGAAGCTGCGGTAGCATGCATTCCTGATAAGCTATTCATCGCTGTAACAACTATATGACTACGTGCTAAGGGTGGATTACTATTAATATTCTCTGATGCCCAACCATTTGTCACTCCTTCCGGTGTACCTCGTACAACGGCAAAAGTGGTCTGTAATGGTATATCAGTATGAACTTGTCGTATCATCTTATGTCGTAATCCTCCTCTTCGTAAAGCAAAAGCAGGTGTTAAATAATTTATCAGCGTTATTCCACAAAAGGTATATGGGGAATTACCTAAAGTGGAATCAATAGCAGAATCAGGTCCATTGGGATCCCATCCTCTATAGTAAGGAAAATCAGTTAAACTAATAGTAACTTGTCTGTTATTCACAGAATTACCATAATCTGCTGGGTAAAAAGAATAGTGATATTGATATCTTCTCAATAAATCACGAAAAGATACTACTCTTTCACCTTGAAAAACTAAGTACTGATTATCTTCTTTTATAGAATTTCCAAAAGAATACGTGGAATCTGGGTTTAATGGAGCATTTGAACTGTCAGCAGTAGTAGCTTGTATATCAGGCGCCTCTTCAGCCTGCGGTGTATAAATTGCAGACTGTGGTTGATATATGGAGTAATTTATAAAAGGCTGATATTTGGGACATGCAACGGCAAAATCATCGCCGGCACTAACCCATACCTGAACTTTAATATCGGCTGCTACAGCTGAGGGGGACGATAATTCATTCATAACGTAAATGTTAAGAATACCATTATCATCGGATGTTCCTCCAACTACGGATGATATAGAGCTACCTACCAAGGTGGTTGACCAATCTGTCATTGGTGTAACATTAGCCCATGCCGAAACATTCGCCCATTTTACTTCATATTCAAAATCTCTGTCTTCTGATATATCGATTATAGAAGTATAATTAGTATTTAGTTCTGTGGTACCTGTCAAATAATGAGGTTCATAAACTATTTTAAGTCTACCTCTATGATATTCTGAACAGATAACATTAAATCGAAATTTAATAGAACCTTGCCAATACTCAAAGGGCGCAGCAGCAAACGCTAAAGCCGTTGGGTGAAATTCTGTAACGGAACCTGTATTCAAAGTTGTATTGAATATTGGAGTAACCAAAAGAGACATCAACATAGACTCTGACACATCAGTTTCAGCCCAATCAAACTGGTAGAAAAATGATGGTCGTGATGCTATCGAATGAATAGTCAACTCATCATGGCCAGCTAATCCCATTACTCGGGTATCTATAGACAACTCATTCTTAGAATCTACAGTTAATTTAACCAAATTTTCCGGTGCATCTGTATTACACAGATTTCCTAAATATCTTGGTACATAACTACGTGTATCTTCAAGAACTTGAGGTCTAGA